GTCAATGCGGCATGGGGGCTTCGCGTTCCGTTCTTCTTCTCGGGCGGCGTCTTCTATTGGGACGAGAAGCCGGAGCAGAAGAAGGTCTACACCTTCGAGCACGGCGTGAACATCCTCAACCTGCGCCGCGCGGGTGGCGTGTGGGAGCTGGAGACAGTCTCCGCACCGTTCATCAAGCACTCCCACAAAATAAACCTCATCCATCCGCAGGTGAGCGGTGAGGTCGAGGTCTCCAAGGTGGTCAGTAAGACCAACGACTCCGGCTTCATCCGCACCTACATCTATTTCTGACCCCGAAAGGAGGGAACCGACGTGCTCGAAGAAATGGTCGCGTCCGTTATGAAGAAGACGCTGGCGCAGGACTTCCCGCATCTGAAGCTCCCCGCCGCCGTATTCGCCACCATCGACTCGGCGGCAAAGAGCGACGCCTTTGACATCGAGGAGCTGATCGTCCACAACGAAGTGACGGGCGAGGTGTTCAAGGCGCACATCACCTCCTACTGGTACGAGTACAAACTCACCGTCATCGACCGCTTCGGCAACCCCGACGCCAACTATCCCGCGCTTCCGGGAATTAAGTCTAAGAAACAGTTCAAGGCCGGGGCAGTCGTGGCCGTCGCGCTTCCCTACGGCGACCTCACCCCTGCAATCATCGGGGAGGTGGAGCTATGACGGGCCTGAACGATACGGACATCCGGCTCAACAGCGAGTGGCAGCTCACACAGGCCACAGACGGCGACGCGCCGCTCTGCTCGGGGCTGGAGTGTCTGTATCAAAACATCGTCCTTGAGGCGCTCACGCAGCCGGGAGACGTCTTCTATGACGCCGAGTTCGGCTGGGGCCTGTATGACTTCATCCAGTCCGAGGACACGGAGCTGACCCGTCTGGAGATCACCCAGCGGGTGCGGCTCAAGCTGCAGAAGCGGGAGGTCATCCTCCCGGAAAGCATTGAGATCAGCATTGCGTTCGAGGATGACGCGGTCGTGCTGCACTGTTCCTTCCGCTTCGCGGAGGAGGACGAGCGGCGCGAGCTGGACGTCATCATCGGCGCGGTGAGCGTGGAGGTGGTATCAGAATGATCGACAAAGAAATACTGGACGCCGTTCTCCCTCTGCCCACGCTGGACGAGCTGAAGGAGCAGAAGGTCGAGGAGCTGAAGGACGAGGGCTTCGTCATCAGCAACTTCCATTCGGGCGGCGTGTTCTACACGATGCTCATGATCGTGCTGCGCATCAAGGTCGAGGTCATTGAGCTGCTCCGTGCCGTGCTGAACAATATGTTCGTTTCCCACGCGGGCGGCGCATGGCTCGACCTGAAGATGGCGGACTACTCCAAAAAGCGCAAGAAAGCGCAGAAGACGCAGGGCTTCGTCACCGTCAGCCGCACCGACATGACGGGCGAGGCGGTCAAAATCCCCAAGGGGCACGTCTTCAAGAGCATCCTCGACATCAACGGCGAGGAGCTGCGCTTCTTCGTACTGGAGGCAGCGACGCTGCAAAAGGGCGCGTCCTCCGTGGACGTGCTGGTGGAGGCCGAGACAGAGGGTAGCCGCTACAACGTCCCCGCTGGGCAGATCACGCGCACGCTGACCTACCTTGGCGACGTCACATTCAGCAACGCCGAGGACTGGATCGTGCGGGAAGGTAGCGACACCGAGGACGACGAGAGCGCGAGGGCGCGGACACTCCGCTCGTGGTCGGAACTGGCGCAGCGGGCGACGGAGGACACCTTCGTTGACGCGGCGGAGTCCGTCCCCGGCGTGCTGTTCGCACAGGCCGACTGCAACCACCCGCGCGGGCAGGGCACGGTGGACGTCATCGTGACAGGCACGGCGGGTGAGGCGACGGAGGGACTGCTTGCAGCAGTAAGAGAAGCCGTTGACAAGATCGCTGGCCCGTATGATAATATTCTTGTGAAGTCCTCTGTGACCGTCTCGCAGAATATCTCCGTCACGGTCACAACTGATACGGCAGACACGGACGAGGCGGTGGAGAACCGAATCAAGGCGATCCTCACCGAGCTGCTGGCCGTGCGCCGCAGCCGCAAGCTCAACGAACTGACCTTGTCCGACATCAACCACGCGATCCGCAGCGGCTACAGCGGGGCCACCAACGCGGCGGTCTCCGAGCCGGAGGCGGATGTGAAGCTGGGCAAGGACAAGGTCATCATCCTCGGCGACGTCTCCGTGACGATCGAAAGGGAGTGAGCGGATGAAGCAGTTTGACACCTTCAGCGAGTATATGTTCGACCTGCTCTTCGCCCCTTTGAAGAAGGGCCGGAAGACGGCCAACCAGCTCCGCATCTTCTTCAAGGTCATGGGACGCGAGTTCGACGACCTGAAGGCGGCAATCTTCCGCGTGCGCAACGAGGCGAACGTCGCAAGCTGCTCGGAGGTCATGCTCCCTGTGCATGGGCAAGACCGGGATATGCCGCGACTGGAGGGCGAGGACGCCGAAGCCTATCGGACGCGCCTGTCCATGAAGGGGATCATCTCACAGTGGAGCGGCACGCGGCGCGGCGTTCTCTACGCGCTGACCGCGCTCGGCTACGACCGCAGCCGGATCGAGCTGTTCGCCGAGCAGGACGCGGAACGCTGGGCCGAGTTCATCATCTTTCTGAACAGCTCCAAGCCCAGCGGCGTCACGAACCTCTCGGTCATCGACGCGCAAGTCCGCAAGGTCAAGGAGGGCAGCAGCAAGCCCGCCTACGGCATGGAGACCATCGGCGGGCTCATCATCCGCTCCCAGCTCCAGACGGGCTTCTCGCGCTATCCAAGGTGCGGAGAGATCGTGTGCGGCGTGTGGCCGCATATCGTCAGCGAAGGTCGCCTTGTGGTCTCGACGGTCATGGCGCAGGGCGGCGCATCGGGCGGCGACAATCCCTTCCCGAGAGCCGGCACATTTGCAGCCTCCGAGGAGTTCTATCACTTCGGAGCGTACACCATTTATCAGGGCTTCGCCTCGGACATTGAGGCGGGCTCGAAGGCGGCGCAGGGTGCAAAGGTCTACCTGAGATGCTCTGCCTCCACGCGCTGCTCTACCAACGCGAAAGGAGACGCGGCAGAATGAAAACATTGACTTCTATCGGTATCCAGAAGATCGGGCAGCGGTTCGTTGACTCGGTCGATCACGCGGCCTACACGCTCAACGGCGTGCCGCAGACGGTGGAGCCCTTCCGGCGCTTCGTGCAGGGCGCGAGCGCGAGAGTCTACATCTACTTCGACGACACCGTGATCGGCGACGTTGCCGAGGTGCAGCTCGTGGATAAGGACGGCGATGTCATCGCGTCGGCGAACGAACGGGTCTTCACCAAAACACCGGGCAAGGGGCTTTATATAGCCTTCAAATATAATATCTTAGAAGTGGAGGTCGAGAGCAGCAATGAAAGCCTATGAAAAAATTGGATGGCTTGATCACGTCCAAGACGTTGAGACGGGAGAGGTCATTCAGGAAGGAACGCCCGTGAGTCAGACGAACATGAACCACATGGACGACGGCATTTTTGCGAACCGCGAAGCAGCCATTCTCCATGAGGCTCAGATCGCCGACGCGCAGAAAGAGATCAAGGTGCTGAAGGACGCGACGCTGAACAACATGGTCAACAATGTCTTTCTTATCAACTTCAACACCGTGACCTCGGTCGCGATCACGTCAGGGATTTACGACTCTGTGGCGCGAAAAATCTATGTATAAGGTCGCTTGCAGCCGCAAGGAAGCAAGCTGCATCATCGGGAGCCTGCTCGTGGAGCTGGCCCCGGTATGCGAGAAGTGCGGCGGGTTGCCGGATGGCGTGCTGAACCTGCAGACGGAGGCGGGGCTGTCCCTCACAGGGAACGCCGACGTCCTCATCACAGGGCACAGCATCATCAGTGGCAAGCCCGTCAGGATCAAGCTCACGGACTACGGCTTCGAGTATTATGGAGATCGCGCCGAACTTGCCCGCGTTCGGGAAAAGAGGTGTGTATATCATGGCGGAACCGTCAGTCCTGCAAAAGAAAACTGAGATATTTCTCGAAAGGGATATATACCCCTTGCTGAAAAACTTCCCCGCCTCCGAGAAGTTCTCCCTGTGCCAAGAGATCAAGCAATCCTGCTACAAGCTCATCCGGGCGGCTGTTATGGCCAACAACCTCACGAACGTCAACAGGCGGCTCATGTGGCTGGATGAGGCGGACGCAGAGAAGACGCTGCTGCTCGTGCTTTTGGGCGTCGCCAAGAACCAGAAGTACATCACGCAGAAGAAGCTCTTGGAGCTGCAGGGAAAGCTCGAGGAGATCGGGCGCATCATTGGAGGACTGCAGAAGTTCTTCATCAACAACCGAAAATAGACCATCAGAAAAAGTACAGCACCTACTTAGGGTTATCTCTGTCTGGCGTCGAACCGTGCGAACCGTGGGTACAATTCGGCCCGCAACTGGAACAACAACAATGCTACGAACTCCAACTCGAACGTCGGTTTCCGCCCCGCCTTGTAGGTTATTACGTCATCTGCGGCTACGGCTTCAGGTGCGTGTCCTTGTTATACTTCAAGGGAGAGGTAATCCTTCGCCATGTTGAGAAACGGCGTAAAAACAGTGACTGAGCTTCGCCCGCCCTCTCGTATTGGGAGGCGGAGGGAGGTCTACAATGTGGGTAGCAACCCGCGTCATGGGTGCCAAGCCGTTCTAAAAGGAAAGGATGCCACGAATGACGAAATTCCCCATTATGCTCTACAACACGAAGAGCACCAAGAAGGCCCTCGTGCCGCCGATCCCACCGCCCTCCAGCTATGAGGACGCCGTGGGCTGGGCAGCGATTGAGGCGGGCTACAAGACCGCCTTGCGGGGCAGCCGCAAGTTCACACGGGAGGCTGTGCTCTACGACCTCTACTCCGAAGTGAACAACGTGCGCCTATGGCGCGATCTCAAGAAAATTGAGAAAACGAGACAGGCGGGCGTTAGTGAGTACACGCCGGGAAAGTATCGGCACAGGATCATCGTGGAGCCGAAGGAGCGCAGCCTCCACATCCCGCCGCTGCGGGATAAGATCGTGCAGCTCGTCATCCATCAGGAGCTGCAGACGCTCTTCCGCCCGGTATTCGTCAACCGTTCATTTGCGTGTATGTACGGAAAAGGCCCCATCCGAGCCGCCTTCAACGTACAGCACGACATGAGGGTCGCCCGCATGAAGTGGGGCGACGAGGCGACGGTCATCAAGATCGACGTCCGCAAGTTTTTCTACAGCATCGACCGCAGCGTGCTCAAGCAGATCATCGCGAAGCGGTTCAAGAAGCTCAAGAAGAAGTACCCCGAGAAATACGAGGACTTCCTCCGTTTTTACAGGCTTCTTTGCAAAGTGATCGACAGCTCGCCGGAGGGCGAGAGAGGGATTCCACTGGGGAACGTGAGTTCTCAGGACTTCGCCAACATCTACCTCAACGAGCTCGATCAATTCTGCATCCGCTTCCTCGGTGCGACGCTCTACACGCGCTACATGGACGATGTCGTCATCATAGCGCCGGACAAGGAAATCGCCCGGGAGTGGTTAGCAAAGATCAAGGTGTTCCTCCAAGAGAGACTGCACCTTGAGACCAACCAAAAGACCAAGATTTTCTATGTGCGGCAGGGCGTGAACGCCTACGGCTTCAAAATCAAAGCGACGCACCTGCTTCTCCGTACCGAGTCGAAACGGCGGGAGAAGCGGCGCATCAAGCGGATGATGGAGAAGCTGCAGGAGGGCACGATCACGAAGGCGGCGATCGTTCAATCGGTCAACTCGTGGCTCGGCTTCGCCCGGTGGGCTTGCGCCTACAATCTGGCGAAGAAGATCTTCGCTCCCTACCGCTTCATCAAAACGGAAGGAGAGCTACCTTATGGCGCAATATCTCGGAACCGTCAAGCTCGGCGGATTCTACAACAACGGCGCGGCGCTGGCAAGACCTACAAAGCCGTGGCGTAACGACAGCGCACCCAGCGGAGCGTCCAGTGCGGGCAATATCCCCTCGATGTCCGGCAGCATTTCAAACTACAGCTTCGGCAACACGCCCTCGGACGACGCGAAGAAGCTCCAGTGGGTGAAGATCAAGGACGGCGACAAGACGCTGCTCATCTGTGACCGTGTCATCCTCGTCAACGTCACATGGAACGACCTGAACAGCGCGGGCTGGATCTTCGGCAAGGAGGTCACCATTGACGGCGCAAAGTACAAGCTCCGCTCCCTGACGGGTGGCAGCAACTACCGCAATACCTCCGACGCATACGCGGGCGGCACGCCCACCAATAACGAGTGGGACAGATTCATCACCCGCGAGGAGGTCATCACGGGCCTCCCGGCTCCTGTGTCCTCCGACCTCGACAGCAACCTCAACTCGACCGACTTTAGCAGCACGCATAACGCCCTCTGGAATTGGGCGGGTGTCTATACTTGGTGTCAAGAGACGTATTCCTCGAATACGTCGCGCCGTGCGGGCCGTGGGTACAATTCGGCCCGCTACTGGCACGACAACACTGCTTCGGACTCCTAC